CCCAAGTTCGCATGGTCACCAGACCACGATAATCCACTACTAGAGTATTGTAGCCAAAACTGCTGCCACGTTCAGTGATCCATACATCGTTGTCTGGCAGTTTGTCAATGACATTTTTCATGTCCCAAGGCGCCAAGAACTGTCCTTTTTTGATATTTACAGAGTGTACCGCTGCACCCGCCGCCAACAACAGATCAGTCTGTCTGCATAAAAACGCAGGTATTTGCAACACATCCACTGAGTGTTTTAACTGCTCGCACTGCCAGGTTTCATGCACATCAGTTAATGTTTTGACACCAAAGCGTTCTCTAACTTCCTGCAAAATATCAGCGCCTTGACTCAGCCCCACTCCGCGTGAGCCAGCAATACTGGTGCGATTAGCTTTGTCAAAACTACTCTTGTAGTAAAAGTCCACATCAAAGCCTTGTATAGCATGGAGAATGTGCTCACACATCATCAATGCATGCTCTCTGCTTTCAATGGCACAAGGTCCCAGTATTAGCTTCATTATATTATACCGTAATATCTTCCATGCCTGCTGTGCGCAAACGAACCACATGTCCCATTTGCCACTGCTTGGTGTCTAGACCTTTCATGATACCCAACCAACGATTGCGTAGCAGTGCCACTTCGTTGATGATGGTCTCAAAGTCCACAACCTCTTCTTCACCGTCAACGTATTTTTCAGCGTCACGAGCTGTGAGCGCACGAGCATACCCTTCAAGATATTTTTTAAAGTGACGAGTGCGTATCTTGCGCAGTTGAATGTTGAGAAAGTTCAACACAGCTTCAATTTCTTGTAGCTGATTGAACCTGTGCTCAGTGATGCCAGGCAAGGCCGTGATGTTCTTTTCTACCAAGCCGCCAATTTTACAGTCTCGCTTGGCATCTGTTAGCTCTGACTCAAAGTGTGCAATAAAGTCAGGAATATTGCCAAGATCGGCAACTACTCGACTGTACCACATCAGTAGTCATCTTCTTGATTGTAGTTGTCCTCTTCATCAAGTTCTTCTTCTTCTGCATAGTCTTTGTCATTGTCCAAATATGCAGTCAGAGCTTTTTTGATGTCTGAATCATCTTTGAAAGAGTTCCGAATTTCGTCTACATCGTGATCATGGTCAATCAAGATGGACACTATACTTTCGGCAGCATCCAGTCGATCTACCACGTTGACATATCGCTTCAACTCGCCCCAAATTTCGCTTGCTACTTCTGCTGACATTGTTATTCCTCCACTGTGTCGGCTGTACTTACCTCTGTTTTGATGTTCTTAAAGTCTGTCATGACTTTGTCCAAACAACCATCGTCGTTTTTTTCCCATGCTTTGCGAAACTTCTTGATAACTTCGCCATCACTTGTGGTAAACACTAAACTGTTACCTTCACGTTTGAGCAGCTCTTTTTTCTCAATCAAGTCAACCAAACCTGAGTAAGGACTCATACCTGTTGTGTATGGAATCTTGACTTGTACACCTTCAAAAGGTTTGGCATAACGTGTTTTCATAACTTTACAGCCTGCACGAATACCATTGACATCTGATACTTTGTTGCCGTCTTCGTCCTCTTTCAGCTTCATCTTCTTCATGGCCACAACAATTGAACTGGCGTAAATGAAACCTTGACCGCCGGAGATTTTATCATCAGGGTCAAACATGTCCTGTGATGCGTATGTGTGGTTGGTACAAACTAAGCCTACATTGTATGAACCAAACATGTTCACACAGTTACGCACCAAGGCAGTGAGAGCTTTGGGTTTACGTCCTAGATCACCCTTCATTTCACCTGCATCAAACTGGTTCACATCAGTGGGAGTCAACAACATACCCAATGAGTCAATCACAAACATGACCTTGGGACGTTCGCCTTCGGGCAGAGCTTTGTAGTCGCTCATGAATGTTGAGATGGTCTTGGCCACATCATCAATCATAGCCATACTCAACTTCAGCAGTTTGCTTTCGCTGGTGTCCACGCCCAGTGCCTTGAGCCAATCTTCATCCAGTGCGTTCTCCGAATCAATCAACACCACAAAGATACCTTGCAATTGTGCGTTCTTGATGATGTTGCCTGAACAAATGTAACTCTTGCCTGCACCTGAGTCGCCGGCAAACACTGTGACCTTGCCCAAGGGAATGCCTCGATTGAAATCGCCTGAGATCAAATAGTTCAAGGCATAGTTGCCTGTGCTGATCCAGTCAGTAGGATCATTAAAGCCAATGCTTAGGCCATCAATGCTCTTGGTAATTTCCTTGCGGAACTTGCTTACGTCAAATGGTTTACCCATGTTAGTCCTTAAAAATTTCTATTAATTCTCTATTTGTATTCAAATCTTTAATCTTATCCCAATGCATGCTTTCAGGATGCACCTTATAGTGCAGACAAATTTTTGCTAGCAATAGAGATTTTTCCCACAATTCTAAATCAACTTCAACAACAGTATTGTCAATTGTTTTGTTATAGAGCGATTTAATTTGCTCGAGCCAATCTATGTATTTTTGATTTACTTCTATAGCGCGATTACAAAAAAAGTTGCTTTTTTGATCATCCCATTGCCAACCTAGGATATCTTGAATCTGTTTTTTTACCGTGCGCAAATCGTTATTAAAATAATTATCTAGCAGATATGTTTCCCCTCCAAAGACAGGAGTATGATCTATCGACTTAATTATATCATAGTATGCTATGGTTAACAAATTCAAGAAATTATCATTGGTAACACCAGTTGTAGGCGGCTGATATGCATTGTATATTTCATTACGAATATGCAATGGTAAATCAACTGCCTCTGTCAATGAGTCACAATTTGGCCATGACGGATCTTTGATGTTTGTGTAAAACTCTGTCCAAAGTTTTTTTTCATCTATTGATTGATTGTCGAGTTGGAAGAATGATAACACATTATCAACAGTAGGAGCACTAAGACTAAACTTATGGTACCCCATTTTGATTTCTAATAACTTAAACCACGGAGAGGTCTTGATTTCTAAGATACAACACCAATCTGCTGGAATAAGGTGTGGTTGTTCACTCATATGATGCGGTTGTAGTATACTACCACGGTACTCTTTTCTAATTGCATGGGCGTCGCCGGTTGAAGAAAAAAAGTTATCTAAATCTAAATCGCACTGACTACACGAATACATTATGTGAGCGCAGAGGGTATTGCCCATACCCCCTGTTCTGTAATCTATCAAATAAGTCATTATGTGTGATTAACGCAATAGATTTACTTTTGTTGACGGCTACGGATCATGGCCAGAATGTCCTGGGCATTTTGTCCACTGACTGCAGGTTTGGCCACTGGTGCGGCTGCTGTAGGAGTGTCGTCGTCGTCAAAGTCACCTGCTGGTGCGGGTGCTGCCACTTTGAGTGCTGGCTTGGCTGCTGGTGCAGGCGCATCCTCATCCGCATGCGCGGCTCCGGCACCACCGGGTGCTTGTACACCTGCAGGACGGAAGTACTGACCCCAACGTTCTGTGTCGTAAGGTTGTCCATCTACTGATGCTTCAAACATCTCTTTGATCACCTTGAGTTCAACATCGCCCGGCTTCTTGGGCAGGAATGTGCTCAGGTCATACAAGCCGTGTGTTTCAATAGCAGCCTGCTCAGCTTCGGTCAGTGCAGACTCTTTACGTGCCCACTTTGATGTTGAGTAGTCAGCAAAGCCACCTTTGGCAGTCTTTGACACACGGAAGTCCAGACCACGCAGAGCGTCTGTTGGCAATTCTTCCAGTTCGGGATCCATCAGCGCACCTTTGATGGTGGCAAAGATTTGTGGTCCAATGATGAAACGTCGGATGGGATTTTCTGGAGTCTTGTCTTCGCTCAAGGGGTTTTCACGCACAAAGCCTTGAAAAATGTAACTGCGTTTTTTCCAGTATTTGCGACCCATTTCTTCAAGGCTCTTGTCCTTGAACCAGGTGCGCACTTCTGCCAAGATAGGACAGGCTTCGCCCCACATTTCCACACAAGGTACTTGTACGTACACTTGCTTGCTATCCCCTTCGCCTTTGATGCCAGCAAAAGGCAAACGAATCATTGCTCGTTCTTGCCAGAAAAATGTG